CGGGGTGCAGATGACCGCACGGGGTGCAGCTCACAACCGAACGGGGTGCAGGAAAACGCAGAACGGGGTGCAGCAGCTGCACCCAATACACCATTGAACCATCAAGGAACCGAAGAGCAGCAGCAGCAGCGCGAGGTTTCGGACTTGATCGGCCAGCAGGACGAGCAGGCCATCGATGACTTGGACAACCGCCAGCGGTACGCCATGTTCGCCGAGTGGTCGCCGAACAGTCGTTACCTGATCGCTCAGGCCCAGATCGCCGGGGTCAAGCCAACAGAAATTCCTGACCCGGTCGTCAAGGCGTTCATGGGCTTCTTCGCCGCAAAGCCCGACACCGTGGACACAGCAGCGGGATGGTGCCGTCGTCTTGTGACTTGGTTTGTCCGTGAGCGGGCCCAGGGTGCCGTTGAAGTCGAGAACGAGACACCGGCACCGAGCAACTGGGCCGCGAAGGGGGTGACGCTGTGAGTGGTCCAATCCGCGCTGGTTACCTGGTTGAGCATCGGCAGGCTGACCCGACCTACAGCTATGCCCCTGCGGTGCAGGTCGAGATCGATCCTGCCACCCAGCAAATCATCGACGAACTGTTCCTCCGGCTTCAGGGCGCCTGCGGCGCTTGGCGTCAGTCTTGGCCAAATCAAACAATCATGGACGCTTCGAAGCTCGAGTGGTTGGCGGAGTTCATGCGTTCCGGCATCACATCAATGGACCAGTTACGCCACGGTATGCGAATGGTCAGTGCCAGCAAGTCTGCATTCGTGCCAGCTCCGGGCGTGTTCGTGAGTTGGTGCTTCGCGCCGGAGGGGCTGGGGCTGCCGAGCGTTGAGACCGCGTATTTACAGGCGCTGCGCAACTCTCACCCAGGCATGGAAGGGCGCGGAAAGTGGTTTCACCCTGCGATCTATCACGCCGCCGCTGCAGCCGGCTTTCTAAGCCTGCAAACACTTCCCAGGGAGCTTGGGCTTGCTCGATTCGAGCAGAAATATCAGGACCAGTGCCGGAAGATCTGGCGCGGCGAAGAGATGCCACCAGTGCCCGTCGCCCAGATAGCAGCGCCTGGAAAGTCCTCCACTGTGGAGGTAGGCAAGAAAGCCCTTGCCGAGCTTCGCGCCAAACGCTCCGGGAGTGGCCTATGAAAGAGTTGATATTGATCACCTGCAACGCCTCTGACCTCGAAGGTCCTGCGCTCGACTGGGCGGTGGCTTTGGCTGAAGGCGTCAAGGTGGCTCTGGCTGCCCCTGCCTACGGCAATGGCTGGCGAGTTCGATACGACTTGCTCCACACGCAAGCCAAGTACTCGCCATCTGCCGACTGGGACCATGCCGGGCCTCTGATCGTGAAGCACCGTGTCAGCCTGATCTATGCATTTGAGCAGTACGAGGCGCTAATCGGCATGACTGTGAGCGAGCAGAGCGAATCGGCCCTTATCGCTGCTTGCCGCGCCGTTGTCTCCTCGGCCCTCGGCGACACAGTATCTGTGCCTAAGGAGCTGCTGGCATGAAGCAGACGAAACTCACCAGGGCAGCCCGTGGCCGTGAATGCCAAGTCCGCGTGCCGGGTATCTGCAACGGCAATCCCGAAACCACCGTGCTGGCGCATTTCCGCATGTCCGGCACCCGCTGTGGTGTCGGCCTCAAGCCGAACGACCTGCAGGGCGCCTGGGCGTGCAGCTCCTGTCACGACGCCATCGACGGTCGGCGCAAGACCGAATTCAGCAGCAACGAGCTCAGGGTCATGCACCTCGAGGGGATGGTACGAACCATCGATATCCTGGTCGGCGAGCGGGTGATTGCAGCATGACGGAGCCGCTCAAGACTTGGGCACCCAGGACCGCCCGCGCTAAGCCGGTGGACCGCGAGGGACTGGAGCAGGCCGCCCTGATGCGCGAGATCGAACTGCGCTACCCCGACGTGCATCGCCTGATCTTCCACGTCCCCAACGGCGGACACCGGCACAAGCTGGTGGCTATCAAGCTGAAAGAGCAGGGCGTGAAGGCAGGGGTACCGGATCTGATCTTGCCGATGGCCCGTGGCGGGTATTTCGGGCTGTACATCGAATTCAAGGCCACGCCGCCCAACGACGCGGAAGTGTCGGCGAACCAGCACGCTTTCATCCAGGCGCTGAATGGCCAGGGCTATTTGGCTGTTGTTTGCCGTGGGCACTTCGACGCAATGGAGGCGCTGCGGGCATATCTCCGGCTGCCGAAGACGGTGGCAGCGTGAGTACCGCGGCGCTCAAGATTACCGACGCCGAAATCAAGCGGCAGGCCGCCGGCACTGTCCGGGATTTGCGGGATATCGAGAACCGTGGACTGTATCTGCGCTTTGCGCAGGATCGTGCCCGGGCGTCGTGGTACCTGGTCCTGCGGGGCAAGTGGAATCTGATCGGCAGCTTTCCCGACCTCACGGCAAAGCAGGTCGTCGCGGCGCTGCCGGGGATTCGCCTGCGCCTCGATGCCGGGGCCGGGTCGACACTGTCCAAGTGGGTCACCACCCGTGAGCTGCTGGACTGGTTCGCCGATCGCATGTCGCGGGACCGCAACCTCTCCGATAAGCGCAAGAACACCGGCGCCTCGGCCATCAAATGCCACCTGGTGCCGCGCCTGGGCGATCTGCCGCTGACCAGCATCGACAAGGCCACGCTCGACAGTGAGCTGATGTGGCCGCTACAGGAAACCATCTCCATCGACTATGTGCGGTCGGTGTTCCAACTGCTGGCCCTGGCCTTCCGGCAGGCATTCAAGCTCCGGCTGATCTCGGAAAACCCCATGAAGGACATCAAGTTCAAGGACTTCTCGACGGCCAAGGTCGGGATCAAGCCGTCGCGGCTTCGGGGCACCCAGTTGCAGGACCTGCTGGCGAGCCTAGCGGCCGTGATCGCGGACAGCCCGCACGACGGCATGCTGGCCATGATGATGCTCTGCCACGGCACGCGCATCGGCGAAACCCGCCAAGCCCGCTGGTCACATATCAGCCTGGCTGAGCGTGAGTGGTTCATCCCGGGCGAGCACACCAAAACCGGTGTCGAGCATCAGTTGCCCCTCACTGAACAGGTTAGGCACCTGCTGATGTGGTACCGGGACCGGCAGCAGGCCACTGGCTACGACGGGCAGTTCCTGTTCCCAGGCCGGGCCGGTGAAGGTCTCAGCGAGGGCAGGGCCAGTGCCGTGTTCTCTCGGGTCGGCAAGGGTGAATGGACGAGCCACGATCTGCGAAAGCTCGCTCGCACCTGCTGGGCAGATATCGGCATCGACCACCTGATTGGTGAGCTGCTGATCAACCACGCGATGGGCCACAACGTGAAGGTCTACGTGCAGTCCGGGGTGATGGACCGCAAGCGCGATGCCTTGGAAAAGTGGCACGCCCATCTAGACGAGAAGGGCATGACCCTTATTCACGCATTGACCGGCTTTAGATTCGAAGATTCTGATAACTCGCTACAGCCCACGGAATACGTGGCCTCTAGCGCAGTTTCCAACACCACCATAGGCGAGGTTTCAAAAGCATGAAAAAGAGCGTCGAACCCCGCCTGCTTGTCGTTGAGGCCCGAGGAATTCCAGGGGAAATCGTCAAGTCATTGCTTAGGGCGATGGCTTTGGAGATCGGCCGCTGCGTACGCGCTTCGCTTATTCCGCTCCCACAAAGGCCATGGCTACGGCCCAAAAAAGGTCGAGGCGCCTGGTGAAAAAGATCCACGGTCCGGACTTCCGAAAGGTCCAGCGCCCGCTCCGGGAGTGCACCGATTGCCGTGGGAGCGGGCTAATTAAGGGGCTGTTCCACCAGATGGACTGCGCTTCATGCAACGCCTCGGGCTGGGTCTGTGCTGATACCGGCCAGGCCCTGGAGCTGCCCGAGCTGGTCCTGCAGCTGAACATGAAGCTGCGAGCTATGGCTCGAGACCTGGCCAAAGCCGGGCACCAGGGCGGCCCGCAGCGGCAGTACGAACAGAACAACCGGCGCGGCGCCGGTGTAACGAACTTCACAGGGGATTGATATGCGGAACGTCAGCAGCTGCTACCTGCTCACCCATTGGGGAATATGGACCCGCATCCAGGCCGGGATTGGCGGTTATATCTGCCCGACCTATGCGTTGATGCGTGACAACGTGGCCACCGACCAGTTGCCCACACCGGCCATCAACGATGCCGAGGCTATGTGGGTAGACCGCATGCTGTCAGTGTTGCGGGAGCGAGACCGTGATTGCTTCAACGCGGTGTGGCACTACTACCGCTTCGACGGGCTCACCTATCGCAAGCTGGGTCTGCTGCTGGGCTGCACCCATATGAAGGCCGCCGAGTTGGTGAAGTCGGGGGAATCCTGGCTTGATGGCCGAATGTCTGCCGTGCTCGAGGCGGCATGATCAATATGTAAAACATATCATTGACAGTGGATTACAGCAGTTGTACGATTCATTCCATGCTGCGAAAGCTGTAACAGCAAAGCACGCACCAGACTTTAGAACCCGGCCCTTGCGCCGGGTATTTGCGTTTTGAGACGCAGGCAGAGCGGACCTTCGGGTGGATCTGCACACGGTACAGCCGGTCGTCACGTGTCACGAAAGAACACCGGCAGGCATGAAGCCCTCACACCTCGTTTTGCTCCGGGGCGGTCATGCTGGGCAGCGTGGGAAGACACGCACAACTATTCCAGGCCTCAGCATTCGCTGGGGTCTTTTCGTTTATAGCTCCCCGAAAGGGAGGACACCGGATGCCTACCATGCCTGAAAAGCCAGATACGTGGGCCGCGCTCTGGGTCGCTCTTTCGAATCCACTTTGGCAGGGCGCAATCATGGCGATCCTTATCTCGGCCCTTCGTGTTCTGTACGACGCCAAGGAGACCAGTACACGCCGGATTGTGTTCGAAGCGCTGATCTGCGGCGGCCTGAGTTTGTCTGCCAGCAGTGTCATCGAGTGGATGGCCTGGCCCTCGAGCCTGTCAGTCGCCGCCGGCGGCACCATTGGCTTCCTTGGTGTCACGGCGATACGAGAGCTGGTCACCCGTTTCCTGGGCCGCAAGGCGGACACGCT